GTCTGCCATATACGTTTTGACCACTACTCTAGGTCTGCATCTGCCCATTCCTCGTCCTCAAACATCTCCCCTTCATAATTATTTAGAGCATCTGCAATCTTTTTACCGAATGAATCAAAATCGAACCCTTGTAGAATTTGTCCAAATGTATTTTTGTCCTCTGTGATATCCAATTTGTTGTTAATCAGACTATCAACCGTTCTATCGAGAGTGGATGACAATAGGCCTGTTAGACTGGTTGCCGGATTGTCAATGATTTTATCAAATGAATCCAATAGTTCTTTCTGTGCTTCTTCGCCAAATAATTGTGTCCTGAGTGTATCAACATCGGGAGTCGCTAAGGGGTTGAATTGCTCCTTCATAATATCACGACGAGTGATATAATATTGTTGGACATCATGATTACGCAATCCTATATCTATCACTTCTTGTTGTATACGATGGAAGATTCTATTATTCTCTTGTCCATCTATGAAGGATCTCCTAAATATGTGGTATAATCCAGATAATTTTCGATATATCTCTAAAGTTTTGTATGTAGTGAATACATTCTTCTTGACAATTTTCAACTGGCACCAGAGATACAATATCCCAAATTGGTAATTATTAATTCCAGCAGCGTAGTATATCAGGAGAATGGCTATCCTCACATGTCTGAGACTAGTATTCAGGTAACTCCCCTCATCCTTCCTCAGTTTCTCAGACAATTGTACGATATCTTCTATTCCAACGGGGAATTGGAGACCGAAATGTGTCATTATCTGCGATGCAACTGCCACTTTACCTCGTATCCGTGGATGTGGGATATCGTATTGGAGGTTAGTTAACAAATCCTCACATCCACTTTCAAGTAGTGGATATATTAATTCATCCGTAGCATGCACGATAGTGTCACACGTTTTCCTCCAAAATTCCTTCTTCTTGCGATTTGTTCCTCCAACTCTCATATCTAAAGTATACCCAAATTCTTTCGCACTATACGTAGGAGGGACTACCTTACACACAAATTCATGATCAGTACGCAGACTATCAAAATACGTCCTTGGCATTGCAAGCATCGTCGGATGGAGGATTATATCAATTAAGGAGTCCATTTTATGTTTTGTGGCCATGTATGATTCAGTGTTCAATAATCTCTCACATAGTGTCGAAGGTGGTAACGTATTATCTATTAAAATTGACACACTATTCTGCATAGCGATATTTGGTGCAAACAAAAGATTATTTATATTAATCAATGACATGAATCTCTTTTTCAGTGCATAGTAGTAACTAGTCTCACTACAAGAAGCATCATGGGGAAGCATACTGTCTTTACTCGGGTACCCGATCAAATATACCTGGTAAGGACATAGATTGGCTACGGAGGGGATGGTTATGAGGAATCTATACCTAGAAGCCATTTCATTGAAATCAACTGGAAGAGTTGTAAAATCTATTGAATTCAATCTTACTGAGAATTTTTTCCTTGCTCGCATCAGATAAAGTAATGTATCTGTGAAATCATTTTTGCCTTTACCTGTCCATGAGATATCAATGTGTATGAAATCAAAGATCAGCACGAATTCTAGAGTTGCCGGGTCAAATACATCGTACTCATTCTTCTCTACAATCCCCTCCGTAGAATATAAGGCAGTAAATATATCTGAACGAGCGTGACTAATATGATGGATTCCTAACCTGTTCATTGCAAGATGACCATCTCCTCTCCCAGCAGTGAGATCGCAGACGAGATCCTCTCCTTTGATTAAGCCAGTCTGCTGCATCTTTAAGAATAATGCATACTGTGCTGAATATGAATCCGATCCGGTCGGAGATTGGAAGATAGCTGGATGAGAATATATATTAGCAGCATGTCTCATGAGATTAAATAATTTACTAGCAGTAGTGAATTCATGAAATAGTTCGGTACCTACACGATCTAAAAGGAATCTGACCTTCTCAGCAGTTTCTGCAATTTGGATATTTTGTCTAATTGATGGTGTTATCTTGTATTTCAACACGGTCTTTGGTATATCTAAATCTACGGGAACAAAATCTACTAAGATTTCATCCAACTGTGTGCACGCATCATCAAACAAAGCTATTTTCGTATCACTATCGTAGGTGTGATATAGTATATCAAATAGTTCTAACCTGTTGTCAGCATTCTCCATTACGAAAATATATTTTCGCAAATAAATATTAAACATTTCAAATGCTGATTCGCGATTTATCGTGACTACATTTTCATTCACTGATAATGTTAAACAATTGTTCATGATAGTACTTGCCACTAATGCCAGCGAAGCCCGTCTCCGAGGGCTTAACATTAAATGAGTCAATCCCCAATCATTGTCTCTCTGTTGTAGAACCTTCCCCGTTTGATCTCCTGGCATCTTCTTAAATTTAACCACACGAAGGATAGAAATATAGTCATCAATGAGATCAGCTTCATCCGTGAGGTTGTCCTCTAAAAAGGCTTTAACCTCATCAAATACTTGATCAGTATTATACCTTCGTACTGCACCATGGAAGTTCATTCTCGCCCTAGTGATGTATCCATTGATGATATTTCTCTCATCTAGACCCTCCATATCGAAGTGCAAGTTGTATCGCGACCGCATCTG